CCTCCGGGTACAAGTTGACCATCCGATTGTCGGCCGCGTTTACGCTGCGAACAACGTAAGACGACCCGAGAATCGGCGACTTCATTAGTAGTTACCGGCGTAGATGTTGTACCGATTGCGACGGGCCATGAGACTGTACGGCATGGACATCACATCGCGCGGGTTGTTGATGCGCTTGAGATTGCGTTTGCTGTACATCGCCACGCGGCGCACGTCGGCCGCAGGCTCCACGCCAAACTCCGGCGCCAATTCCAGCGCCAAGTTATAGCGAAACGCCCGCAGGTAGCCGGGCGGCATCAGAATCTCAGTCTCTAGCGTCGCCGGATCCAGAAGCCGCTGCACCGAGATGAAGTGAAACTCCAACGTCTTGCTTGGCACCGGATATACCGACATGGAGATGTCGGGGAACGTGTTGTTGACAAACATCACCTGCGGGTAGGTGCTCGTGACCGTTTTGACCGCAATGTTGTTGTACTGCAACTGGTTGATAAACTTAATGCCGTACGACACGTTGGTTGCCGGGTCGCGGAAGAAAGTGGAGTCGTCAAGTTGGATCGGACGCTGCTGCGCGGGGACGGGGTTGCCATCCTCTAGCGACAAGTAGTCATCGTCCTGCGTGATGATCGGCACTTCGCTTTGGGTGCCGATGACGTAAACGAAATCGCCCGTGGGGCCAAGGGTGCGGATGCGCTGCCCGGCCTCCCACATGTAAGTTTGGTCTTGGGTGCAGAACACGGCGAGACGCTCTGTGTTCCAGCTATCGACCATCTGGTCAAACGCCGATAAGGCGTCCTGCGCCATCGAAGCCGAAGGCGTCTCGCCTTCAGCCAGGATACCGAGCAGACGCAAAGCCCCGTTAATCTGATCGCCTGCGGTTGCCATGACTTATTCTTTCCTCTTGCGGCGCGGTTTCAAAGCATTATCAGCCACTCCCGATGCCGGCATTTCTGCCGGCACCGAGAGCGCCGAGTCATCAGGGTCAGAAGGATCAAATTCCTCCCACCCGTGCTCCATATCATCTCTAGCCTCAATCCATGAGATTGCGACTTTTTCGCCGTGTTTAGGATGGCGGAGATAGATATGAGCCATACGCTTTAGCCCCAGAGGCGAACGGCCATCTGCGGACGAATCACCGAGTAGCCATACAGCACGTCAATACGGCAGGGCAGTCGGTCGTTGTTGATGTCGTACTGACGGACAACGCGCATGGAGATACCGTTGTGGACTTGACGGCTCGCCATGTCAACACCCTGCGGGAGCAGGAGGTCGGCGGTGGCAAACGTGATCGCATCCTTGTGGTACACGAGGTTCTGAGCGTACTGCGAGGAAGCAGCACCCAAGAACGTCACGGCAGCGCCCGACTGCGGGAACGAGTCCACGGTCGCCAAGGCGTGAGCCGAGGTGTACATAGCCGGGGAAACGCTGACCGTGTACGCACCGGCCGAAGCCGTCGCGTCGGCCGTCGCCACGAACTGCTGGAGCGAGCCAGTTGATTCGCGGGTCTGCGGGTTCACCGCATACACGTTCGCAACCGTAAACACGTCGCCCTTCTTGATGGTCTGCGAGCCAGTGCCGGTGATGGCAATGGTCGTAGCGCCTTCAGTCGAGACGGTCGTGGTGACAGTGTGCGAGCCCGTGCGGGTGCCAGTCGTGTGCTGCTTGATTGACTGCGACATGTTGAGCTCGTCGAACCCAAGGATGCCTTCGCCGAACATGCCGTTCTTGAACTGCGACGAGATGGTGCTGGTCGGATTGAACAGCCCCTTCATGCCTTCGATCAGCGCAGCGTTAGCGGCCGGGTTAACGGTGACATAACGCGGCGACATCACGGCGGCGGCCTCGTTCAACTTCTGCTGTGCTCCGAGGAGAACGGCAGTTGTGCTCGGGGTCGTGCCGGGCGTGCCAACCGACTGATAGATGCTGTTGAACGAGTTAGCAACGTCAGCGTCGATGCTGGCGGCCAACTGGCTGATACGCGGCTTGAGCACGCGCTCGGCGAAGTCGTCCAACTGGAGGGCCAACTCGGCCGACGTGAACTGAACGCCGATGTGCTTCTGCGAGGCGACCGTGAGCGTGGTGTACTGCTCATTGTCGTCCTGCACAGTCAGCGCAGCGCCGTCGGTCACAAGGGCACGATCCGGCAGACGGATGCGGAGGGTCGAACCGATCTTGGCACCTTCGACAGCGAAGCTGTCGTCGTACTGACGGTTGACGTTACGGGTGATCACGAGGTTGTTCTCCAGAATTTCCAGAGCTTTCCGCGTGATCATGTCAATAGTAAGAAGTGAATTAGCCACTTTAAATCTCCAAAGAAGTTAGCGGTGACGCGCTTCCCACTGCTTAATCTGTCTCAGGCGCTCGGCTTCGATCCACTCCGATGTGCTCATTTCCTTGATAGAGCGTGGGTCGGTCGTGTCTCTAACCGGCGCGCCGACGGTTTTGGCCGTCACAGGCTTAATCGGCGGAGGCGCACTAGTTGTCTTTTTGACCGGCGGATTGTCAGCCAACTTGACTTCAATCTTACCGATCTCCTTGGCTTGCAGGTAGGGGCTCAAGCGGGCAATACGTTCAGCCTCTTTGGGGTTGGATCCGAGGTAGTAAGCCAACTCGGGGCCAATCTCCGAAGCCTGAATCGTCTCAGCCATCACGTTCGTAATCCGTAGAGCCGGGTTGTACGCGACTTGTTCAAAGTCATCGTACTTCTCACGCGCCACTTCTTCCTTCTCGTGATACGCCTCTAGGAGCTCTAACTGCTGCCGTTCGGCTTCTCGACGGGCTAGGAGTTCTGCCGCCTTACGCTCGGCCAAAGCCTCTGCGTACGCTTCAGGATCCTCGTCCTTCGGGGGCAACGGCGCAGACTCGTCGGCCTTAGCGGCCTGCGGAGCCTTCACAGCTTGCTCACGTTCCCACTTGCGACGTTCCCGTGCAAGTCTTTTGCCTACCAGCGCGTCCAATTCCTCTTGGGTGAACGTCTTGGCAGGCTTTTCTTCCGGCTGCTGTGCCTCTTGGGCTACAACTTCGGGTTCCGGTGCGGCCGTCGCTTCCGGTTCCGGCGCGGGTACTTGCTCCGCTACTACTTCGTTTTCAGACATTTTGATTCCTTACGAATCCCTGATGAACCGCACCAGTACGGTTAAATCTTACGCTGTCGCGTAAAAGAGTCAATACTATACGCCCAAATTACCGGCAGCGATAAAGGTGTTAGCGACGGGGGCTACAAGCGAAATCACAGCGTACTGCCCCATTGTGCTAAACAAACTGGAGTACGACACAAGAGTCGTACTTGCGCCTTGGGCAACGGTTACCTTGCCCGCCCCACCTTGAATGATGGTGCAGTTAAATCCCGCGCCAAGGTCTACCGCAGTTGTGATCGTCACTGCCGATCCAGAGGTGCAGTAGATGATCTTTTGCATGTCGCTGGCCGACAGCGTGCGAGTTGTACCCGACTCCGTGACGACGTTGGCGGCAAATTGCGCCTGCATCAAGTTGTCAACGGTAGCCTTCTTGGTCGTGCCCGACTGAACAAGCGGCACTTCTTCAGAGCCGCCCAACGGAGTCGTGGCGCTAGTCAGTTGGGAAATTTTCTTGTCAGTCATGGGTTAGATCCTGTAAAAATTATGTCGGAAGCCCAAATCCGGCTCGGTTGTTATCAGTTCCATAAACAACTGAGTATGAAATTCGCGTGGTGGCTAAATCTATAGCTCCAGAAGTTGCGTTGAATATCTGAAGAATTCCGTACCCCACAGCGGGCTGAACTGTCCAAGTTAAACCATTAGAGTATCTATCGAAACGGATGTCTGATATACCTAAAGACCCTACTTGTTGAGATGGGTAAGGCAAAAACATTTCAAAAGAAGCATTAGCCGAAATGCTCGGTAAATTGATGTTAGTTATGCTGTTCTCCCAAAACTTATCAATACTTGCACAAGTTAAAATTGAGGAGCCAACAATGTCATAAAGAACACCTTTTCCTGAAAAACTATTGTTCTTATATACAACATCAATACAGTCTGCTTTTTGACATATGCCTCGTATAGTAATGCCAGATGAATCTGGATTCCTAATGTTATTGCTAATCACCATGCCCGTACATGGACTTCCGCCCGAAAGAATGTCCACAACAATAGCCGAGCCTTGATCGGCAGACGGTACTGACAAATTAGCCCCGCTTAACGTAATTGCGGCGCTAGACTTGGCAACAGAATAGCTTGTTCTAAGCATCCTAGTTGGATACTTATATGTCGGCGTAAATGTCGTTGAATCAACATTAAAATTAAGATACGAAAGGCGCCCATTCGGCATTACTGTTGCAGTACCTGTCGTTGCAGCGGTCGTTAATATCGTTTGTAGTCCGGTCAACGTATCTGCCAATGTCCCCGCTATGTTTACGTCGATTGCCGTGTTGCTGTTAATGGCGCTGGCGCCCGCAACAAAAGTACAAACTACGCCGTTTAATGTAATTGTATCGGCAGCGCTAGGATTGCCTGAAAAAGTAAACGTCGCGGAAGGAAACGTAGTTGAGTTATAAGGGTCAAGGCTAAAAATATTATTGCCTTGAATAGTCATGTTATTGCAAGTGTAAACTGCAATGCCTGAAGACCCTGCGTATTCAATACTATTCCCAGAAACTGTCAGATTGTTTATACCTTGGCACTCTATAGCGCCGGTACTTTCGTTCGCGTCTTTTCCGCCACAATAGTACAGGCTATTTCCAATAACTGTGCAATTTTGGCCCAAAACGCTCGCGCCAGACCCACGTCCTTCAACAACAATACCTCTACCTAAACTGTCGCGCCCAGACGGAAATGCCGTGAGGTCGTTATATAATGTGTTGTTAGAAATAGTTACGTTAATAGGGCCAGCGTCGGTCGCTCCTGAAGCACCTAAGTAGCTAACCGCGGCAATACCTGTGCGGCAATTTTTTAACGTATTTCCAGAAATAGTAATGTTGTACCCGCCATGAGTATCAATTCCTTCCCACGTAAAACAATCATAAATAAGATTGTTTGCAACAGTGATTGAGTGCGATAACGGGCGTTGCGTAGTGTTTCCGTTATTATTTAATGTCACTGCAATAGGATAGGAATTATCCCCCGTAGTTCCGGTAGGATTGATTAACCCTATTGTATTGTTTGAAATGCAGCCATTGTTAGCTGAGATAGCAAGACAGCCGCCATGACCGCAATTTGTTACTGTGTTTTCGTTAAACTTAAATCCTGACACAAAAGCAAACGTAACGGCGTCACTCTCCCAATTTTCAAATACTGCGTTATTAACGCTTACATTGGTAATATATGTTGGCGCGGCGCTTACGTTTTCGGTGCCAAGAAAAACAATTCCAGGGTAGCCCAACCCATAAGACGCGGGGTAAACTTCTTTCCAAGTGCCTCCCACAAGGTGCACATTGCTAGAAGTAATAGTCATTGCGTCATTAGAGTACCCGCCGGCCGCCCGATTGTTGGCGAATTGAATCGTTGCCCCTGTGGCGTCAATAGTCATTGCATGGTCAACGATTAGACGGGATCCGATATAGTACGTCTTTCCTACGCCTAACCGCATCACCGATCCGTTAGCCGTCGCGTCTATTGCTGCCTGAATCGCTGCTCGATCGTCAGCAATACCGTTTCCAACAGCACCAAACGCCGTTACGTCATCTAGTATTGACGAAGTTACTTTTGTCAATCCCATGTTTACACCTTTGAAAATGCTTGACTTTCGGCGTTTACAACGCGCTGCGGCCAATAATTTATTTGCTGAATCCAGCCATTTAACGAACGTGTTGGGCCTGAATACTCTTGACCAATTCGTAATTCGTTTATTCCAGTTGGTACATTGCCCGAAGAATCAGTAAGAATTGTGCCTGCATTTTTGCACGCAACAAAACTATTTATCTTGTACCCTAACACAATGTCATATGGTGTGTTTGGAGCGCTTAATACGGTCTGTTGAAGATTACAAACAATCGTATTTGCAGCGACAATGTAGCCTCTTGTTCTTGATTCATTACTTACATTTATGTATTCAAAAATGCTAATTGAGTTTGCATAAGCCCCTGACCAAGCACACAAAACGCCTTGAGAATAGCCTGGAGTTCCTGGGTTTTTCCCTTCAAGAATATACTTTGCTTGAAACGTCCCCTCACTGGCGTTAAACCAATCGCTGAAGTTCGTTCCCGTCATCGTCGCCACATCGGCGTTGCGCGTCAGGGCCGTGGTCGTTGTGGGGATGTAGCTGGTGGCGAAGGCTCCTGCTTCGAGTTGAGCGCCCCAGATGTAAACGCCTTTTGTAATATCTCCACTATATGAGAGCGTGCTTCCATTTATTAAATAAAATAACACTACACTGCTAGCTGTGGCAGTTGCTTGCGATGTAACTGAACACCGCCAATATCCTCCACCAGCATCAACAATGTTTGCACTTGAATTTGTGCCAGCCACATTTTGTGCGTATGTTCCATCCGTTAGATTAAAAGTGTATCTAACATTTGCGCCAAAAGACCCAGACGAAAGAGCAAGCGATATGTTTCGCCCGTTTTGTTTTGCATAAACACTTAACGTATACGATGTTCCACTAGTAAATGAAAACGATGGGGAAGAAGCAAAGTGCGTATTGCTTGCGGTAGCGTCATCGTTGAAAGCATCGGCTGTATTCTGGTTATCGGGGGCATTTGCTTGGTCTGCGGTAATAGTGCTTCGTGACTTAGATAACCTGTCTAATTCGGCGCTGTAAGTAAAAATATTTGTTCTGGCTTCTTCAATCAACAAACCTTTACAAGCCAGCGTTACGGGATCATAGTCAAACCGCGCTTGATTGTTAGTTGCTACTGTAACGTATCCGCTGCTGTCAACATACGTTGCCGGGTTAGAAGCCCCTGTCGTGCGAGTGAACGTGACGCGGCTATCAAGCAGAGCCGTGGTGAAATCAAGCGCTAATTTAGGCAATACACGTTCTGTGGCGGTCAAACCAAAGGAGGGCGTAATCATCCGATTCTCCAATTTGTTCCGTCAGAATATACGGGAACAATGTTGGAACCTCCGCCAGCGACAATAGCACCAAAATTACCAGAGGCTGCTACTGACGAGTCACTTACAAAAGCACGTGCGCCCGAACCAACAGTAGCTGCTGAAGTAAGCGTTGCCACGGTCTTGTTTGATTGATGTATGTATGTCCATTTGTTCGTTGACGAGCCAAGAGCATACGAATTAGTGGCTGACGGATACAGGCCGCCGACAACTTGCAAAGCTGTTAAAGAGTCATCGGTATATTGAAGGCCTTTGAATGTGCCATTATCGTTAAAATTCAAGATTCCATTATTGTTAGCCCATCCAGCGGCTCCGCCAATGCCGCCGGTTACGCTGCCTAGCGTGTAACAATTAACAAGGCGACTTCCCGTTGTTACTGCTACCCAATACCAGCCGTAACCTTGGCCGCCTTTTTGTCCAGTGGTTGTGCCATTGATAGCAGAGCAACCTGTAAACTGACCCGCGCAGCCGGAATTTATATTGAACCCGTGATAGGTGCCGTTCTGCGTGGTGCCATTAACCCATGAATTATCGACTGCATAGCATCCACTAAAAATGACACGGGAAACAGAACCTAATAAATTGAATCCATGCTGGACATTTTTAGAAGCTATGTTCCCAGTAAATGTGCAGCCTTGCACAGTGTTAATGTTAAATCCATCTTTTTGATTGGACACAGACTGATTGCCTGTAAACGTGCAGTTGCGAACGGAATTAATCGTGAACCCCGGTTCGCCATTATTCACAGCCAAATTATTTGAAAACAGGCTGTCGCGTATTACATAATTTGAACCATCAAACAAACCCTTTATTTCGTAACCTTGAAACGTGTTGCTGTCTGACACATTGTCAGCAAGAACTGATTCGATGAACCCGTCATACAGATCAAAGCCGTCACGAAGGCAGCCAGTAGCGGTATTGCCAATGATACGAGTTCTGTAAGTGTCGCTGAGAGTTTTGAATCCATCAGTGCCCGCATTTTTTGCATCGCAGCCCTGAACTAGCGCGAACGAAGCGCGTGTTAGGTGGACACCTGTTGAAGCAGTATTGCGAGTAACGCAGTTGAGGACACGATTGTTTGCGTTGACTGTATAGTCTGAGCCATTGTTATCAAGATGAATACCGTAGTGGCCTCCGATCACGCCGCAATTACTGACTTGGCAATCGTTGCAATCTTCTATCGCAATATCAACACAGTTGGCCGCCGCAAAGGTTCCTGCGTCAGTAGCATTGGCAGAGCCATCAACGGTCAAACCATCAAGAAACACGCCGTTTGCTTGAACAAGTAAACCGGGTTGATTAGCAGCAGATGATGTATAAACGAGAACAGTATTCTCAAGCCCATCACCCGACACCATTGTATTGGCTGTTGTGATGCGAATACCGTAGGCATTTGCGCCAGAAGTAATTTTGTAAGTGCCCGCCGGAATGTGAATGTTTAGTTCGCCGCTATCCAATGCCGCTTGAATCGCAGCCGTATCGTCCGTTACGCCATCACCTTGAGCGCCAAAGTCCTTGACGCTGACAGTTTCGCGCAGCTTGGCTTGGACGTTGGTGGGTACAGCACCCGTACCTGCGGGGTTGTACACCACCGCACCGGCATTATTGACGAGCGAAGTCTGCGTCTGGACAGTTGAAAACTTAACCAACGCGCCTTCGTGCAAGCCCTGCGAGAACGTGACGGTGTTGTTGTCCGTCTCGGTGTAGGACGATCCTTCGTACTGGTTGACGCCATCGACGAACACCATCAGGTTGTTCGCGCCTGCTGCGTAGGTGATTTGCGTCAGGTTAAAGACCGTTTGGCCAGCCGTGGCCGTCTGGACTTCTTCAAAGCCCACATAGGTCTGGATGTCGGAGGCGTATGCCTTCTTGGTTACGTTGTCTTGAACGACAACGAACAGGTCTGTGCCCTCAACCGGGGCATCGACCAGCGGCAAGTCGGAAATCTTAACGATAGCCATTCGTCACTCCAACAAAATCAGGCCGCCATCTTCTTGAACAAGATTCTGGCCCGCTTCGGTTTCAAGGTTGCCGTAGATAATATCGCTGGCATACCCCGCTATAAACGAAATAACGCCGCCGAGGCCTAGCCCGACGGCGTTACGCAAGCCGACCCCGAAGCTCATCGGATATTGATGGGCTTGGCGTACAGATCGCCGTCAGATCCGACGCGGATTGCACTTACTCGCCAGGGCGCGCCAGTGCCTTGCGGCACAATAAACGGAATGGGCGTGTTGGGCGGGATCGGAGTGCTGGAGGTCGTCGCAGTGACGCCCTCACCTACCACCACGTACGCCGCTGACGTACACCACACCACTACGCCTTGCGGGCCAGCCTGCCAAGTCGCCGTGGAGCCCGCAGTGCCCGTGTAGGACACCGTACGCCCCGGAAACAGGGCATCAGCCAAAGGATTAAGAAGTTCCAATGTCGTTACCTCACGCTAAAAAGCGCAATTTATAAAGCGTAGACAGGTACAAAGCGACAATTTCGTCGATAATGTTCTGAATCGCCGTCTCGTCCTCGTCACAAAACTTGTACCGATTTGCTTCAATTTCGGCCAAAGAGTCCTGCAAAAACTCAATGATATTGCCGTTTTTCTTGGCCGATTGCAGCGAAATGGGGCCAATCAGGCCATGTCTACCCTGATAAGCCTCGGCAAACGAGTCCGCCAAGTCCACGATTTCGTCGTAAAACTTCCCTAACGCCTTGTGTTTGGCGTAGCTGCGCGTGTTCAGATGCACCGAGTGGGCGACATCCCGCGCTAGGAACAGATGACCTACAAAATCGGCTGGTTTCATCGCATACCTTCCGCTGGCGGCACCAAATCACCACTTGACATCATGCCGCTGATTGTGCCCATGACTATATCTTGGACTTGCTGTTCGTTCAAGCCGCTTTCAACCGCCTTAATGCGGTCGGTTTCGGCTTGGTACGCCTTGACCTGCGCCTCAAACTCCTTGACCTGCACCTCGCGGGCTTCCATGGACTGCTGAATGCTCTGAAGCATTTGCTGCATCATGGCCATTTCCTGCGACATGGCTTCCATCTGCTGGTTAGCCGCCTGCAAGGCCGGATCTTCCTCGTCCGCGAGCAGTTTGGGGTCGATCATCTTCTGAAGACGCTTAGCGATCTCCTGCGCGCCCGGCCAGTCCATGTTCTTAACGAACAGGTCGCCCGCCACGCCCCAAAGGTTCGGGTTGGCTTGCAGGATCTGGCTCATCGCGTCCATCG